GCGGGCAGCGTCTGCGCTGCGTGCGTGAAGGCGCGCGAGGCGAGGAAGGCTCGGAGGAGCGCAGCATGAGCATGATCGCCTTCGAGATCCCCGGCCCCCCCGTTGGCAAGGGTCGCCCGCGCGCCTTTCGCATCGGCAACAGCGTGCGCATGCACACCCCCGAGAAGACGGCCAGCTACGAGTCGCTGGTGAAGCTGGCCGCACGCATGGCGATGAAGAGCGCCGCGCCGATGGCGTACCCGGTGGCGCTGTCCCTGGTCGTGCTGCACGCCATCCCGAAGAGCTGGACCAAGCGCAAGCAGGACGCCGCGCTTGCCGGCACCGAGCGGCCCGCGACCAAGCCGGATGCGGACAACGTGGCCAAGGCCGTGGCTGATGCCTGCAACGGCATCGTGTGGGTCGATGACGCGCAGGTGGTCGAGCTCCACGTCAGCAAGCGCTACAGCGCGACACCGGGGGTGAGGGTCGAGGTGAAGCCCGCATGATCTGCGCCAACTGCCGTCGCCCGCTCAAGCACCCAGCGGCAGAGGTCGGCCGCATGCAGTTTGGCCGTACATGCGCGCGAAACCTGAGCCTGATCGAGCAGACAACCCCCCGCCTCATTGCGCGCGATCGCATCGCCGTGAAGCGCGACCCGCACACACCAGACCTTTTTGCCGACGAGGACCAAGCCCAATGACCGACGCCGCAACCAAACCCACCAAGTCAAACGCCGAGATCGTGCTCAGTGCCGTGCAAGACCTGTTTGCGCGCGAGCAGATCGTGACCCGGGAGACACTGGCCGAGCTCACCGGCCTGAAGCTGACGACGATCGACGATCGCCTGGGCTACCTCCTGGACAACGGCCGCATCCGCAGGGTGCAGCGTGGCGTGTTCGTGCCGCTGGAGCAGCACAAGCCGGCCCGCCCGATCTCGCGCACGCTTTGCCCCGACGGCACGACCGTGCTCGAGGTAGGCGACACGGTGATGATCCTCTCGCCGCGCGAGTCCCGCATGATCGGCGAGCTCATGGCCGGCAGCAGCCAGCAGTACGCCGCGATCGAGATCGGGCACGAGGCCGCGCGGCTCAATGCAGTGTTGTCGGCGCAGATCAGCGACGTGCGCCGTGAGGTGGCGCGGATGGGACTGAAGGCCGAGGACGAATAAATCGCTTGTACTCTCTCCGCATGATGTGTATTATGAACTCAAGGTGATCGCAGGGGCGGCACCACAAAACGGAGGAAGAGATGATGAGTAAAGAAGCACGCAAGGTGTTCGCGGACATGATCCGCGCCCGCAAGGCCGGCAACGCCGGCCTTATCGGCGGCGATCTCGCCGCCGTCCGGGCCTGGGCCGCGCGATGCGGCCTGGCCGGCCCGAAAGGCCGGCTGCCGTGACCGAGGTCCGTCCGGCAAAAGCCGGACGGCAAACGCTGGACGGCGTGGCCGTCCGGCGCGTCCAGGTGATGCTGGACGAAGAGACGATTGCGCGGGCTAAGGTTCTCGGAGACGGGAACCTGAGCCAAGGGATACGGCAGGCGATCGCAAGCTTGCCAAACGATGCACAACAAGGCGAACGCGGCATGATGCCGCACAAGACAACGGCCCCCGGCAGCCGATGATGCCGGGGCGTAGCGAGGCGGAATCCTCGCAAGGAGGTGGCCATGCAGATGAGCCAAGCTCTGCGCGATGCGCTCCAGTCGAAGGGCTGGAACGCCGACCGCATCGAGCGGGAAGGCATCTGGGGCACGCGGGTTTCTGGCAGCCCGCACCACCTGACGCTCCGCGGAGCGGATGGGAAGGACCGCTATCACAGCGGCCCCTTCGCCACCGTCCAGGCGGGCGATCAGGTGGCTATCGTCCGCTTCGGCTGACGAGCGCCCCACGCCGCACCCTCGCCGGGGTGTGTTCCTCAACCGGCGACCCGAAAGACCCGCTTCGGCGGGTTTTTTCGTTCCCCCGCCCCTCTGTAGGGCTGGACTCCCATGCAGCGGCTGTTGAGCATGCCGCGCATGACACGCAAGACCGCTACGCCCCCAGACCCGAAGAAGCCGGCGCCGAAGAAGCGCGCCAGCGGAACGGCTGCGCCCAAGGCGAAAATCGGCAGGCCGAGCAGCTACCGTGCAGAGTATGCGCAGCAGGCCGTGAAGTTGTGCCGGCTCGGCGCGACCGACAAGGAGCTTGCCGGGTTCTTCGGTGTGGCGGAATCGACCCTGAATCTATGGAAGCGGAATCACCCTGAGTTTTCGGAGGCCTTAAAGGAAGGCAAAGAGGCCGCCGATGCAGAGGTCGCTGAAAGACTCTTCCGACGCGCCACGGGCTACGAGCACAAGGCCGTCAAGATCGTGGCAGACGCAAAGACCGGCGCCGAGCACCAGGTCGAGTACGTCGAGCGCTATCCGCCCGACACCACCGCGTGCATCTTCTGGCTGAAGAACCGCCGCCCGGACTTGTGGCGCGACAGGATCGATAACACGCACTCCGGCCCCAATGGTGGCCCGCTCGCCGTCGCAAGCACCGTCACGTTCGTCAACGCCCCGCCGCGGAGTCGGGACGAATGATCCGCGTGGATCTCACCCTGCCGGCCAAGCTCGCGCCGCTGTACGAGCCGCGCCGATACAAGGTCATGCACGGCGGGCGAGGCGGCGGCAAGTCTCACGGCGTCGCCCAGGCGCTGCTGGATCTCGGCGCGCGACAGCCGCTGCGCATCCTCTGCGCGCGCGAAGTGCAGAAGTCGATGCGCGACTCGGTGCATCGCTTGCTGCGTGACTACATCGTGCGTCTTGGCCTCGAATCGTTCTACGAAGTCCTGGACACCGAGATTCGCGGCGCCAACGGGACGCTGATCCTGTTTTCCGGGCTACAAAGCCACACCGTCGACTCCATCAAGTCATTCGAGGGCGTGAATATCGTCTGGGTGGAAGAGGCCCACGGCGTCAGCAAGAAAAGCTGGGATGTGCTGATCCCCACGATCCGCGCCGAGGGCTCGGAGATCTGGATGACCCTCAACCCGGACATGGACACCGACGAGACGTACCAGCGATTCATCGCCACGCCGTCGGCCGATACGTGGGTGGCGGAAATCAACTGGCGCGACAATCCATGGTTCCCCGAGGTGCTGGACCTGGAGCGGCTCAAGGCAAAGCGCAGCCAGAGCAAAGAGGACTACGAGCACATTTGGGAAGGCAAGCCGCGCACCGTGGCCGAGGGCGCCATCTACCGGCACGAGATCCAGGCGCTGTATGCCGAGTCACGAGTAACCCGTGTGCCCTACGACCCAACCCTGCCGGTTCATACCGTGTGGGATCTTGGCTGGAATGACGCCATGACCATCGGCTTCGTGCAGCGCGGCCCGATGGACATCCGCATCATCGACTACATCGAGGACAGCCACCGCACGCTCGACTGGTACGTGGCGCAGATCGAGAAGCGCCCATTCCGCTGGGGCCACGACTACCTGCCGCACGACGGCCGCACGCGCAATTTCCAGACCGGCAAGAGCACAGAGGAGCTGATGCGCGAATTGGGCCGCAAGCCGATCGTGCTGGCACAGACCAGCATCGAGGAAGGCATCAAGGCCGTCCGTATGCTGTTCCCCAGGTGCTACTTCGACCAGGACAAGACCGGCCGATTGCTGGAGTGCCTGAAGCGCTACCGCCGAGCCCTGCACCAGCAGACCGGCGAGCCCATGGGGCCGCTGCATGACGAGTTCAGCCACGGTTCCGATATGTTCAGGTACGTCGGGCAGGCCGTTCCTGTGATGCCGGCCACGATGGAACAGACCTACGACGAACCCCCGCCGCCCGACTGGCGCACCTGACCACCACCGGAGCGCATGATGCCCGCAGAACAGACCCGCACCACCGACGAAACCGAACTGCAAGACGCCGACGAGCCCATCACGATCGACGAGTTCGCGCAGTTCGTCCGCGAGGCCATCAACCAGCCGCCGTGGCGCGCGAACGCCGACAAAGAAGCCGACTACGCCGACGGCAACCAGCTCGATTCAGACTTGCTCAAGAAGCAGGCCGCGCTCGGCATCCCGCCCGCGAAAGAGAACATCATCGGCCCGGCCATCCGCTCGGTGTGCGGCTACGAGGCCAAGACCCGAACCGACTGGCGCGTGACGCCGGATGGCGACCCGGGCGGGCAGGATGTGGCCGATGCGCTGAACTACCGGCTCAACCAGGCCGAGCGCCACTCGCACGCCGACCGCGCGCTGTCCGACGCATTCCGCCCCGCTGCCACTGTCGGCATCGGCTGGGTGGAAGTGACGCGCGCATCGAACGCGCTCCAGTTCCCGTACAAGTGCCGCGCCGTGCATCGCAACGAAATCTGGTGGGACATGCAGAGCGTCGAGCCAGACCTGTCGGATGCCCGCTGGCTGTTCCGCCGCCGCTGGGTGGATCGGCAGCGTGCAGCCCGGACGTTCCCCGAGCACGCCACGATCATCATGCACTCCGCGGACAAATGGATTGCGGACCTGGCCGGCGAAATGCTCGAAGGCGGGCAGTCGACCGGGCTCGCCCAGGCGATCGACGCCGAGCGCGCATGGACGGTGCAGGAGGACAATTGGTACAACGACGAGAACCAGCAAGTCTGCCTGACCGAGCTCTGGTATCGCCGCTGGTCCGAGGTCACGGTCCTGCGCGCGCACACCGGCCGCGCCGTCGAGTACGACTCAACCAACCCGGCCCACGATGCGATGGTGCAGTCGCGCCGCGGTGTGCTCGAGCGTCAGATCATCCCGAAGATGCGCCGCGCGTACTGGATGGGGCCGCATGTGCTGGACGACGGCCCGACGCCGCACCCGCATGACAACTTCCCGTATGTGCCCGTTTGGGGCTCGCGCGAGGACATGACCGGCATTCCATACGGCCTCGTGCGCGACATGCTCTTCCCGCAGGACAACCTCAACGCCAGCATCTCGAAGCTGCGCTGGGGCATGTCGGCCTCGCGCACCGAGCGCACCAAAGGCGCCGTGGCGATGGCCGACGAGGTGTTCCGGCGCATGGCCGCCCGAGTCGACGCCGACATCATCCTCGATGCCGAGCACATGGCCCGTCCGGGCGCGCGGTTCGAGGTCAAGCGGGATTTCGAGCTCAACCAGCAGCAGTTCGAGTTGATGAACGACTCGCGCAGGGCGATGGAGCGCGTATCCGGCGTGACGGCCGCATTCCAGGGGCAAAAGGGCACCGCGGCATCCGGGGTCCAGGAGCAGACGCAGCTTGAGCAGTCCCATGTCGCTGTTGCCGACCTGATGGACAACTTCAAGGAGGCCCGCCGGCAAGTCGGCGAGCTCCTGATGTCGCTGATCCTTCACGACATGGGCCGCGAGGAACAGACGGTCGTGATCGAGGGCGACACGCTCAACCCGCCGCGCTCCGTCATGCTCAACAAGCCGGAGATCGACCCGGCAACCGGCATCCAGTACCTGAGCAACGACGTGCAGCGCACACGCCTCATGGTCGCGCTGGAGGATGTGCCGAGCTCGAGCAGCTTCCGCGCGCAGCAGCTTTCCGCCCTGTCCGAGTCCGTGAAGTCACTCCCGCAGGATCTTCAGACCGTGGTGATGCCGTTCATGATCGATCTGATGGACCTGCCGCGGAAACAGCAGATCGTGGAAGCCATCCGGGCAGCAAGCGGGCAGGCCAACCCCGAGCAGCTGCGCGAGCAGATCAAGCAGGAACTCATGTTCGAGCTCAAGGAGCGCGAACTGGCGCTGCGCGAGCGCGAGATTGCGGCCCGCGAGAAGCTGATCGCCGCGCAGACGGTGCAGACCGGCGTACAGGCCAGCTACAGCGCAATGCAGGCCGGAGCGCAGATCGCGCAGATGCCGCAGATCGCCCCGATCGCTGATGTAGTGATGGCCGGGGCCGGATACGAACGTCCGAATCCGATGGGCGACGATCCCAACTTCCCGCAGCCAGCCGCGCCCGCCGTCGCAGTCCAGGCCCAAGCCGCGTCCGAGGTGCAGCAGAACACGAGCCCCACTTTCCCGCCCGTGCCGGATAATGGCACTTCGCCCATGCAGGGCATCGAGACGCCGGAGACGGCCGACAACCTACCGCAAGGAATCGAGCAATGAACGACCAGCAAATCGAGCAGGAAATCCAGGCCAAGGGGCTGACCGCGCCGCGCATCACGCCGGCTGACATCGAGGCGAACATCACCAGCGAGCACTACTTCACGGCCGAAGAAGGATTCCGTGGAGCAGAAGTCCGCGCCGCCTGCGAAGCCGAACAGGCCGGAGATACTGCGGCCGAGAGGCGAGAGTGGGCTGACGTACCAGATCCACTTTGGCTCCTGACCTTCTGCGTCCTGGTGCTGCGCAACGGCTTCACCGTGACCGGCGAGAGCGCTTGCGCCAGCCCGGAGAACTTCGACGCCGAGCTCGGCCGCAAGATCGCCCGCCAGAACGCCATTCAGAAGTTGTGGCCGCTGATGGGCTACGCGCTGAAGGAACGGATCGCCGAAGGCGGGTCTGCCAAATGAAGCCAGAAAAAAAGGTAGAGAAAGTTGTTATTGAGCGCCCTTACTGGTCGTGCTGGACTGACGACGAAGGACATCGGCACCAGACAGAAAAGAGCGCTCAGGCGTGTATTGACAAGCACCTGCGGAGCATCGAAAAGCCGGCTATATCGTGGACGCCGGAGATGTACGCGGCAGTGCTTCAATCCCACGCCGCAGGCGAAAGCATCAAGGCGATTGGAGCGAAATACAGCATGACCGCATCGGGAATGAGGGCGGTGATTGCAAGAGCAGAAAGGCGCATCGCGCTGGCCGAGCGAAAGACGAAACGCAACACATAAAGCAACACCCCATAGACAACCAGCCCGCCGAGCGCGGGCTTTTTTTGCGCCTGCGTTTCCCGCAGCCTTCCCTCATGTAGTGCATCCGCACAACCATTACCCCCTGTAGGGCTGGAGCCTTGTGCATTCGCCCAACCAAACTGCCCGCGCAATCTCGCACGCAGCTTGGATAAGCGCACATGAGCATGACCGCAGCCGAACTCCTCGAGGCCGCCCTGGACGGGACGCTTCAGGACGATGACGCACATACCGAGCAGCCGGATGCCAGCACCGAAGGCGTGCCCGCTGCCGACGCACCCGAAGGCCAAGACGATCAAGCGGCCGGCGACACCGAGACGGAAGTCGCGGCGCCGATCCTGAGCAAGTCCGGCGCCTACACCATCCCCTACGAGAAGCTGGCCGAGGCCCGCGAAGCCCGCAAGGCCGCGCAGGACCGCATCGCGCAGCTCGAGCAGCAGGTTGCCGAGCTGACCAGCGCCCAGCAGCGAAACCTCGCCGCCGTGCAGGCCGACGCGCAGGACCGCGCGAACGCCGGCCAGGCGCAGACCGCGACCGACGCGAACCTTGCCGTCGCCACGAAGGCGATGACCGAGGGCGTCGATCTGTCGATTTTCGGCGACTTCTCCGAAGAGGACTTGGCAAAGGGCGTGGCCGAGCTCAATCGCCGCGCGATGGAGACCGTTCGTGCCGAGCTGCACGACACCATCCGCCGCGAGCTCGCCCCCCTACGTGCGCAGGAAGCCAAGACGGCGACCAGTGCCCACTACGACGCCATCTACGCCGCCCACAAGGACGCGGACGAGATCGTCGAGTCGGCCGAGTTCGCCGCGTGGCGTGACGCATTGCCCGCCTTCGCCAAGGCCGGCGTCGAGCACGCACTGACCAAGGGAGCTGCGCAAGAGGTGATCGAGGTCTTCGACGCCTTCCGCGCTACCAAGCCGCCGCAACCCAATACCAGCACCGCACGCACCGCGCCGGAGGCGCCTGTTCGTCGTGTGCCGAACTCCCTGTCCGACGTGCCCGGAGCGGCGCCCATGGACGAAACGCAGCAGACCCTCGCCGCCGCCGGCAACACGTCGGCCTTGCTCGATCGCATGGCCGCGATGAGCCAGGAGCAGCGCGACGCCCTGCTGGACAACCTCATTTGAATCCATAGGAGTCATCCAGCATGACCACGAAAACCAACGTCCCGGCCACCGCCGCGGATAAGCAGCGCGTCCTCGCCGCGGGCCTGTTTGCCCAGGCGATGCAACGCAACAGCACCATGGGCCGCCTGTCCGGCCCCATGCCCAAGGGCGAAGCCGGCGCCGGTGAAGTCGTGCGCAAGCAGACCAGCACCGATCTGCCGATCGTCAAGACCATGGACCTGTCGCGCGGCAAGGGCGATGAGGTCGAGTTCCAGTTCCTGCAACCCGTCGGCGCCTACCCGATCATGGGCAGCGAGACCGCCGAGGGCAAAGGCACTGGCCTGAGCTACGACACTGCCCGCGTGCGCGTCAATCAAGCCCGCTTCCCGGTGGATCTCGGCGACACCATGACGACCATCCGCTCGGCCGTGGATTTCCGCCGTCTGGGCCGCCCGGTCGCGCAGTCGCTGATGGACAGCTACATGGACCAGTCGCTGCTGGTGCACATGGCTGGCGCGCGTGGCTTCCACGACAACATCGAGTGGCGCATCCCGGTTGCTGCCAACCCGAAGTTTGCCGCCATGGCGGTGAACCCCGTCAAGGCGCCGACGAAGAACCGCCACTTCATCGCCGACGGCACCAACGGCATCATCCCGTTCGCGCTCTCGGGTGGCGACGTGGATATTGCGACCACCGACGTTCTGAGCATGGACGTGGTGGATGCGATCCGCACGACCATGGAGTCGATCGCCCTGCCGCCGCCGGCCGTCAAGATCCCCGGCGACGTGGTGGCCGAAGACTCGCCGCTGCGCGTCCTGCTGGTGAGCCCGGCGCAGTACCACTCGTTCGCCCAAGACCCCAACTTCCGCCAGTTCCAGGCGAACGCCCTGGCGCGTGCGAGCAAGGCCAAGCAGCACCCGCTGTTCCTTGGCGAGTGCGGGCTGTGGAACGGCGTCCTCATCATGAAGATGCCCAAGCCGATCCGCTTCTACGCGGGCGACGCCATCAGTTACTGCACCAGCCACACCGCCGAGACCGAGGCGACCGCGCTGGTTCCGGCCGGTTTCGGCACGACCCACGCGATCGACCGCGCCATCCTGCTCGGCGGCCAAGCGATCGCCCAGGCGTTCGCCGCATCCGGTCACGGTGGCATGCCCTTCTTCTGGAAGGAGAAGGAGTTCGACCACGACGACAAGATGGAACTGCTGATCGGCGCGATCCAGGGCATCAGCAAGGTGCGCTGGCTGGTCGATCAGGGTAACGGCGTGAAGCACTACACCGACCACGGCATCGTCGCCATCGACACCGCCGTGCCCATCATCGCCGCGCGCCAGTAACGCGACCACCTGCGCAACAGGGCGCCACCTGACCCGGTGGCGCCCGCCAAGGAGAACTGAACACCATGGCTACCATCACCAAGCTCGGCATCCCCGACCCGTCCAACCAACTCGGCGCGGCGCCCTACGGCAACCTGACCGCGTTTCGCTACGTCCTGAAGACCGTCGCATCTGGCGCCGTGGAAGGTGGCGACTCGACCGCGGCCGTCGCTTCGGGCGACACCGTGAAGATCGGCCTTCTGCCGGCGGGCTTTCGCCTGATCGACAGCGAGATCGTCGTCAAGACCGGCCTCACCGCCACCATCACCGCCAAGGCGGGCTTTGCCTACGCCGACGGCGTGGATTCGACGGCCGTGCCGCAAGACGACGACTTCTTCGGCACCGGCATCACCGTGGCGACCGCCGGCCGCTATCGCAACGCGACCACCAACACCACCGTGACCCTGCCGAAAGAGGCGTGGCTGACCCTGACCACCGCGGTTGCGGCCAACGCCAAGGCGTCTGAACTGGAAATCATCGTCTTCGCCATCAACGAAGGCGTGGCGTAACTGCCATGAATCGGCCGGCTGGGCGATCCCCGGGCGGCCGATTGCACGAGAGGACAGCACATGCAATTCACCGCCGTGAAATACCAGGGCCGGAAGCGCTATCGGGACCGCACGCCGCTGCGCAACGAGTGGGAGCCGGGGGACGCCAAGCGCGTACCCGAGCGCGACGCCAAGACGCTGCTGCGCTTTGCCGAATTCAGCCGCGCCGATGCTGCGGACCTGACCGAGCAGCCCGGCGATGCCGAGGCCGCGATTGCCGCCCAAGCCCAGCGTGAGCAGGACGAACGCAACGAGACCGAATCCATGCTGATGCTGATCGACAGCATGGACAAGGACGCGCTCGAAGCCTACGCGCTCAAGTACGAAATCAACCTGGACAAGCGCCGCGGGCTCGACAAGCTGCGCGGTGAGGTCGTGAGCCTGATCGAGCAGTTCGGGGCGCGCTGACATGCGCCGCGAAGCCCTGCGCCGTCGTGTCCGACTCCTGGCGCAAGATACTGCGACCCCGTATCTGTGGCAGGACGAGGACATCGATGACTGGCTCAACGAGGCCCAGCAGGAGGCCGCGATTCGGGCTCGACTGCTGCGCGCGACGCCGCAGTCGCACCCAGCGCTGTGCGAGTTCAGTCTGACGGCGGGCGAATATGCTGTCACTGTGCCCGATGCCCTCTACGAGATCAGCCACCAGGAGTGGGCCGCAGGCAGCGAGCGCCGGCCGCTTAAGTTGGTGAGCCGCGAATGGATGGACACCACGATGCCTGACTGGCGCTCCATTCCCGCAGGCGAGCCCGCCTATCTGGTTCAGGACCATCAGCAGCTTCAGGTCGTGCCGACTCCGGCCACAGACGGGGCTCTGCTGATCGAAGGCTATCGATTGCCGGATCCGATGCAATCCGACGACGACGAGCCGCGCATCCCGCTTGCGCATCACATCCACCTTGTTCAGTGGGCGCTGCACGTCGGCTACTTGATGCCGGACGCAGAGATGTTCAACGCCGGCAAGTCGGCAGCCGCAGAGGCCGAGTTCACGCGCTACTTCGGAGCCCGGCCGGATGCCGATCTCCGTGCCGACACGCGCAACGACGAAACGCACCGCATCGTGTCGTGGTAGCGCTACGAGACCAACCAAAAGCAGGAGTTCTTTATGTCAAGCAATGCGCGCGCAAGTGGAATGCCCTCATCGTCTGCCGGGAAAGAAGTTGGCGACATCGTGCAGACGCCAGACGCACCAATCAAATCGTGGCGCTACCTCGGAGGCGGAAAGTGGGAGCCAAACGATGTGGTGCGATTCACAGAAACGAGCCCGGGTGGGGTGGTTAGATTGTCGGTCGGCGGCGAGACATATGATCCGCTCGCAATCAGCCCGTACTACCATTTCCACGGATTCGCTGGTGGGCAGTTCGCGGGCGATCCGAAATTTTTCGATCTCGCGGGCGCAAACCACGGGATTTTCGGCGCGCACCTGAGCGTGTCGGCGGCGTGGGCCAACGCCGGGTATGTATCGACGGTCGATCCTGCAACGGGGGCGCTGGATAGTGCCATTCGGATGCCTGCGCTCAATTTCGATTACGCGGCGGGCGAGAAACTGGTCGTTTGGTGGCACGGTGCCTGCACGCCGGAGGCTGCGCAGGTGGCGCTGATTGGCGATGGAGTGCAGAACACAATCCCAGGGTGGCGCGTGCGAGTTGATACCACAGGGAAATTCAACGTCGGCGCGCACTCGCCAACGCGCAATGACTACACGATCAACTCAGACGGAACGGTTTTTGATGGCACGCCGCACTCGTTTGCGTTTGTGCTAGACGGGCAGAATCGGCGCGTCGGAATGTGGAGCGACGAGGTTTATCAGTCGTCGTTCGCGGGTCAATACACAACATTCACAAATTCCACGGAAGTGGACACGCGCACGGCTGCGACTGTAAACATCGGCACTGCGAACCCGGCGCCAGGCACTACTGGGGGTATCGCAGTGAGGACACGGGCGCTGGTGATCCTGCGATTGCCGCCGAGCGTTGCTCTGCCGAGCGTGCAGACAATGACGGACCTGTTTACGCAGCTGCGGGCCAATCCCGGACGACTGATCCGTGCGGGCGCGATCTAATGCCGTTAGTCAATGACGCGCCCATGAGCGCAGGATTCCCGCAGATCGCGGGCCACGGATTCCAAGCAAACGGAATTATTTCCGGCGTGGGTTCAGCGCCGGATGGTATCCCAGGGCGAATCGAAGTCCAGGGCGGCTGGATGGTTTCGACGCTGGACGAATCCGACGAATGGACTGCATCGGGGCTGCGATCTGAGTGTTATTTCGCGCCGAACCCACGCGGCGAGTGGTGGTACACATGGGAATTCCGCGTGCCCGAGGGTTGGTCTGTCGATGAGCACCGATTTATCGTCATGCAGATTCACGACAGTCCAAACAAATCTGACCCCGCATATCTCCCCAGGCACCCGACATTCCTGGTGTACGTCGAGCGCAACGCTGGTGATCAACTGCATTTAGTTGTCCGCGTACCGAGCATGGTGCTACCTGGGCAAGACCCTACCGGCCGCATTGTAGCTGCGCGGCCGTTTGAGATCGGCCGGGTGTACAGGCTGTGCCTTCACGTTAACTGGCAGATTGATAACACCGGGTTCCGAGAGTTGTTTGTCGACGATGAGCCGTTGATGCGGCAGTACAACACGCCGACAACGTATGACGACGTGACCGGGGGCTATCTAAAATTGGGGGTGTATCGCGGATCGACACCGCTCAATATCGGGAGGCGTGTAGCGCAGTACCGCAACATCAAAATTTGGAGCGGCAACGACGGCTACCAGGCCGTGATGGGCAGCGCGCCGCGCCCGGAACGCAGACTGCTCATTGCATGATCTAATCCCCCTCGCGCATCCCCCCCACCCTCCCCGCCTCGCCCACATGTCGTTCCTCTCCGCAACACTCGGCCGCATCGTCCACAAGTACCGGACGGTGGCCGAGTGGGCGGAGATCTACGGCAAGGTGGTGGCTGCAAAGCCGATCCAACTCAAGACCAAGCAGAACCGCGTCGGCTACATCAAGCGGATCGTCGGCGAGCTGGGCGAGCGCAGCGTGGGGGCGGTGCGGCCGCACGAGATCGCGGCATTCATCGGCGACGTGGCCGCGGAGCATCCGCACCTTGCGCGCCGGATGTTGATCGAGACGCGGGACATGTTCCGCGAGGCGGTGAACTACGGATGGATCGACCGCGACCCGTGCCACGGAATCCGCACGCCGCGCGTGCGCGTGGCGCGGCTGCGGCTGACGTTCGAGCAGTGGTCGGCGATGCACGACTGGGCAGCGCGTAACAGCCCGCCGTGGGTGTCGCGGATGCTGGTGCTCGCGCTGGTGACGGGGCAGCGGC